GGACACAGACGAGAGAGGAAGATGGGACTACATACAGCATCCGAATTCACCCGATGAAGTATCTTAATTTATACGCCTGTCTTGGGGGAAACATTTACAAATGCCACGAGGTAGCAGATATTGAAGTGACCGCCATTGAACTAGACCCTGAACTAGCGCGATTGTATCAAGAGAGATTCCCAAAGCACAAAGTCATCGTAACAGACGCACATCAGTATCTTCTTGACCACTATTCTGAGTTCGATTTCATTTGGAGCAGTCCTCCCTGTCCGACTCATAGCAAGGCACGATTTGCACGAAGGGAAACTACAACCCCTGAATTCCCTGATATGAAACTCTATCAAGAAATCCTATTCCTTCGGCATTGGTTTAAGGGGAAGTATGTAGTAGAGAATGTCAAGCCATACTACACCCCCCTCATCCCCCCTAAGATAAGAGGAAGGCATCACTATTGGACGAACTTCCCGATTCCCAATGATCTGGAGAATTCTGAACTCTCATTCATGGAAGGAAAAGACGAAGTTAACAGGTACTGCGCCTATCACGAGATAGACCTCTCAACGTACAAAGGAGGGCAAAGGAAGGATAAGATAGCTAGGAACTTAGTAGACTACAAAGCAGGGAAGCGTATTTTTGAAGCAGCCTGTGGAATTATGCAACAGAGCCAACACAACCAACTAGATTTATTCTAATGGACAGAAGACAAGAACAGAGAGAGAATCTTATGATTCAGATTAAAGAGAATGAGTGCATAATAGCTGACGGATTAGACCACGCAATTATAGGAGTATCAGCAGGAGCAAATATGCAGGTAGTTTATTCTTCGGCTTTAATACTTCACGAATATCTCATCGAAGGAATGGACGAAGAGGAGGCTCTAGACCACTTCTATTATGACGTGATAGGAGGAAACCCAAGCGGAGACAATTCCCCTGTTTTTTTATTAGACTATTAGGCTTATATTGTGCGGATGGCATCAGCTAGACAGAAACTCATCAAAGATCTGGATAAGGTCTTCTCTTTATTCATAAGGATGAGAGCGTCTGATGAGAACGGCTATGCAACTTGTTTCACCTGTGGACAGCAGAAAAAATGGAAGGAAGGGGACGCAGGTCACTTCATAAGTCGAGGAGCGTACTCAGTCAGATGGAATGAGTTTAATGTACAATTTCAGGACAAGAAATGCAATATCTTTCAGAATGGTCAGCAGTATCTCTTCTCTATAGCGTTGAATCGTCTATATGGGGAGGGGACTGCTGCCACTCTGTTAAGGAAATCTAAGGACTTAAAGAAGTATAGCATAGATGACCTGAGAGATATGATAGAAATCTATAAAAATAAAGTTGAAACACTCAAGACAAGTAAGGGACTGGAATAAGTGGATAGAGATTCATTACGATGAACTTGTCAACTCTGCGAAGAGGATGCATTCTGACCCCTATGATTTAGTGCATCACACCTATCTCAGAATCTTGCGTCTTGATGGAGTAAAACTTGACTTAGTTATGGGAGACAATCCTTTCGGATATTTTCTGCGCTCGATGTATATGGAATCGACTAGGGGCAAATTTCAAAAAGACTATCAAATCCAAGACACCCCCCTCCCTAAACTCGTGGCAAATTATGACCTAAGCAAAGCCTTCCTACTTGAGAACTTCTACCTAGCAACTGAGAGGCTCACATGGTTCGATATGACTGTCCTGAATCTATATGCAGAAGGATACAATATGAGACAAATATCAAGGGAGTCAGGCATCAAAATAAGCGTACTGTATCGCTCTATTCATTGGAGCAAAAAGAGGCTAAGAACTCACTTTGATTCCAAAACACCACGCCAAAGATGACACCTGTAAACACCAATAAAATAAGTGTTTTCAATCTTCTCAAAGTTTTGATGCTAGGACACCTTAATCCAGGCGCGATGCCTATACGACCCCTTAAAACGCTTTAGACGATGTTTGTAATATCAGCACAGAAGAGAGCGAATAGGATGCAAATCTGCAAAGATTGTGACCATTATTTGACCCTGACAAAGTCCTGCGGAACGCTCGGAATCGGGTCAGAAGTAGAGGACGAAAATGGGGACAAAGTAAAACTGTGCGGATGCGTTATGCCGATTAAAACGTCTCTCAGAATCTCATCCTGCCCCCTAAATAAATGGAGCAGATACATAAGCGAGGAAGACATAGAGAACATCAAACTTCTGCTGAAAGACTTAGAGGGAAAAAACGTGATACAGGGAAATCAAAATCTCCAGCTCACAGAATTATGGAATAAAGCATCCGGAGGAAATAAGACAGTAAGCAATTGCAATAGCTGCGTAAGACAAACGATTCAAGAACTAAAAAACTTTATCAAAGATGAATAACAATATCTATTTAATGGTAGGGAAATTATCCTACGCTAATGCTGATTATGACGGAGTCCTAGCGCTTGCACAATGTAAGAAAGGAGTAGAGAGTCTAGGACTAACTTGGGAAGAGATAAAAACCACAAGCAGGAAGAGGAGGCTAGTAGATGCGCGTAGGCTATGCTGTAGCCATCTGAGGCGTAAGGGATGGACATTCGACAGGATAGCGGATGCGGTAGGATACACAAATCACTCAACAGTATTGCACCATGTAACAAAAGCCGAAGAGCTAAAAATATACAGCAAAGACTTTCTAAATAAGCACCTAACATTTATACAAGCATGACACCGAGACGAGCAAAGCGATACATCAACACCTCTAACGATTGGATACTATTCGCAACGGATGGCAAAGAAGAAAATCATAACTTTAGAGTGATAATGAGCCGTAATGAATCGTGGGAGATACTCCTGAATCTAGCTATTCAAGATTACCCCATAAGAGAGACACTAAGAAACATACTAACAACGGCAGACGAGCATATAAGAGACAATCCTAAGCTACCCGAAGAGGAATAAGAAATCCAGATCAGTAACCAAATAGATAAGACCATGAGCATACAATCGGACAAAACAAACACTAAAAAAGAAGCAATGCTGAAAGCCTTAGAGAAGACTCTAGGGATTGTTACAACAGCGTGCAGCAAGGCAAGCGTGTCAAGGAGTCAGCACTACCATTGGATGAATAACGACCCTGAATACAAGCGCAACGTCACAGACCTAGAGAACATCGCTCTAGACTTCGCTGAGAGCCATCTGCATGACCTTATCAAAGAAGGCAGTCCTGCTGCTACTATATTCTTCCTGAAGACCAAAGGGAAGCGCAGAGGATACATAGAGACCACATCAATCGAAGTGACAGAGAAGAAACCTCTGACATGGATGGACGAAGTCATCATACGCAAGGAGATAGCAGAGAGTAAGTGAAGCAACCTGCGACATATTACCACGCTCAAGGGTCTAGTAAGAAGATACAAGTCCATCAGGGAGGTTCGCGTAGTGGGAAGACTATGTCACTCCTTACTCACATCATAGAGACCTGCTACCACAATGAAGGGGCAGGTAGTGTGATAACGATATGCAGGAAGACATTCCCTGCTCTCAGGGCATCCGTTATGAGGGACTTCTTTGAGATACTAGAGAGGGAGGAACTGTACAACGCTGCTCATCACAATAAGTCCGATAGTACATACCGACTCTATGGCAACCTAATCGAATTCATCAGCGTTGACCAAAGCGCCAAGCTACGCGGAAGGAAGAGGGAGATGCTCTATATTTGTGAGGCGAATCAGCTAGACCTTGACGACTGGAGACAATTAATTCTGAGAACGACAGGACGCATCCTAATCTGTTTTAACCCGTCAGACGAATTCCATTGGTTATACGATGACGTTATCCCACGAGATGACTGTGACTTCTTTCAAACCACATACAAAGACAACCCCTATCTAGAACAATCTGTCATAGATGAGATAGAGCGATTCAAGGACGTAGATGAACACTTTTGGAAGGTGTATGGCTTAGGGGAGAGGGGAGTGAATAAGAGCGCAGTTCTGACCCATTGGAAGCAAGTCAAGCAGATACCCCCTGAGTACAAGTTCATGAATGTGGGTCTTGACTTCGGATACACGAATGACCCTAGCTGTATAGTGAAAGTGTACACCGATGGGCATGGATTCTGCCTCGATGAGATATGCTACTCTACAGGACTCACAAATGAAAGCCTGTCCAATATCCTAAGAGATGCAGGAGTGGAAAGCGCTGATACTATCATAGCAGACTGCGCAGAGCCGAAGAGCATAGATGACATCCACGCGAGAGGCTTCAATGTACACCCATGCAGAAAGGGAGCAGACAGCATTAGATCTGGATTGGACTTCCTTAAGTCTAGACCCCTCATGATTACAGAGCGCTCAATCAATGGCATCAAGGAGCTAAGAAACTACAAGTACAAAGAGGATAAGAACGGACGTATCTTGAACGCTCCTGTCGATGCCTTCAATCATTTTATAGATGCGTCTAGGTACGCAATTACATTCAATCAGTCAAATCCAAACTTCGGAAGCTATACTCTAGGGTAAGCATTTGACACTTTAATCGTTATTAAGATATGACCTTCCAAGTCCCACTCAAATACGCAGACCTCACTCTAGGTCAACTGATGACCCTCCAAACAGAGGAGGACAGATTCAAGCGTGTAGCATCCTGCGCGAACATCACTATCGAGGAGCTAAGGAATGCGCCTATGAATGAAGTGATAGAGGCAGATAAACACCTGAAGAGAATCGCAGACGAGGAGACAGGGAGACATCTCAAAGTCATTGAATTGAACGGACAGCGGTACGGATTTATACCCGATTGGCAGCAGTTTAGTCTAGGTGAGTGGATAGATATTGAGGAGTATTCAGGAGACTTTTGGAATAACGCTGACAAGATTATGAGCATACTGTACAGACCACTTTTGAGGCAACAGGGAGACGCTCACACTATAGAGAAGTACACATCAAAAGAAGATTCCGAAGTATTCAAGCAACTCCCTGCTGACCTCTTCGGGGGGTGTATCCTTTTTTTTTTGAATTCAAGGAGAGAATTACTGCTCACTATTCAGTCCTCTTTGATAGCAATGGGGGAGAGCCTGACCCCTTCGCTGTTAAATGGGGATGGTATCCCTGCCTCTATACTCTCGCCTCCGAGAACTTCCAACAGATGGACGCTATTACAGAGAAGACTGTGGGCGCTATTTTCACACATCTCTCCTATCTCAAAGACCTCCACTACAAGCTAAAGAATGATAACGTACAATAATATAGTAAACCGATTTGAGAGGTTTGTAGAGGACAACGCATTCCTTAAGACCTTCACACATGGCTCACCTTCGGGCGTAGATCTGGAGAAGTTTGAAGTATACCCTGCTCTGCATTTGGTGTACACCGGGGCAACTTATGACAGCACATCGAAGACCTATAGCTTTGAGGTGTACATCCTCGACCTCCCTCCTGATAAGGCTAGGAAGATAGACAATCAGACGCAGCTAGTCAGCAACGCAGAGCAGGTCGCAGAGGACATTCTAGCCGATATGATGAACGGAGACAACGTCTTTAATTTCAGCGACCTCTACACAGTCACGAGCGCAAACTCTACCCCCCTCGAAGAGACTACATCGAACTCTCTAGCAGGGATACTCCTGAGCATAAGCATAGAGGTAGGATACACTTTCGACTCATGCAACGCTCCCCTTAAAGGAGTGACTCCATCAGGGTCTCAGATTCCAAGCGGAGGAGGGGGAACTATCAGCACGATAAACGCATCAGGGATGGCTATACCTACAACCTTATCTGTAGGCGCGGTTACGCTTTCTTTCCCTTATACAACAGACTTGAACTTCATATCTGTAGACCTTCAGAAGAGTCTCTCGTGGTGTTTAAGTGGAACGCTATCAAGAAACGAACTGCGAGGACTTAACTCAACCGCGACTGTATTCCTTGAGTATACCCTAAGCATAGAGGCAGATGGAGCTGGAGTTATTGCTCTTCAGGATGTATCCTCTCCTTCGTCTTTCGGAATATCTGAAACCTTCTCCTTTACATCCGCAGGGACTCAGGAGATAACGCTCTCAGGAAGTATCACTAATGAATCATCTGACCTAGTCCTCACAGGCTTAACTGTGTTGAGCAATGTAACAGGCAAGGCTTCTCTGAAGTCTTTTGCTTTCACTATAAATAATCAATTCTAATGCACCATAAATTAACAGAACAGGAGAAGGTAGATGCTCACACTATCGAAGACATTACCCTCTCGGAGAGGGTCTTCTCAATTCTCGACCTGATGGAGCAACGTATCCTTAAACTAGAAACTAAAAACAAATAACATGGTAGACTTTTTTTCAACTAATTGGGTAGAACTTTTACTCGCACTTATCACTTTTTTAGGTAGTTATACAGCCTTGACTGAAACGACAAAAGATGACTCAGTCCTAGACATCATAACTCGTATTTTTAACGCTATTATCTTAGGGCGCAACAGGTGAAATAGTGGCGCAAGAGACAAAATTTTACGAAGCAGAACTCAAGAAGTGGGCAGGTCTCCTAGTGAACGCAGCAAAGCGAACGCTAGGGACTAGAACGATAGGCAAGAATAAGACCTACGGCAAGGCTTCAGGAGATATGCAGAAGAGTCTCACCTTCAAGATGAAGGGTGACGAGGTAGTTTTCAGCTCACCAGATCCGTCAAGCGCTTTCATCTATTGGGGCGTGAATGGTAATGAGAAGCGCAGAGGCTCTCCGTTCTCGTATGGGTCTAAGCAACCCCCTTCAGGTAAGGACTCAGCTATAAGAGAATGGATGAAAGTGAAGCCTGTCAGATTGAGAGATAAGAGTGGGGCATTCATAGAGCAGACAGAATCGCGTCTAAGTTCAGCAGCGTTCCTGATAGCTCGGTCTATTAAAAAGAAGGGAATAGCCTCCCTGAAGTATTGGGACATCGCGTACAATGACACCTTTCCGAAGGCAGAGAAGGCACTCGGAGAAGCATTCGCAAAAGACCTCTTCAGTCACTTTGCTGTTAAGGCAGGTACTATAAAAATAACTAAAAAATGAGCGCACAGATAGACAGCAAACCTACTAAAATAAGACCTGCGAATCAGTCTCTTATCTTCAGCATCTCGGACTCAGGAACGACCCCCGACAGGTTTGTAGTTTGGGTCTATGAGGACTCGGTAGAGATAGCTAAGTTATACCTTACCCCAAACACCAACAACGTCTCTTTCTTCGACCTTGCAGAAGTAGTCAGGGATAGGGTCAAGGTAGACGATAAGATACGAGATAAGAGCGCAACCCTTCTCAGCTACTCTGCTCTGCCCTTTACAACAGGAAGGAACGGACTTAAGGAGTATCAGGTAGGGGTAGGAACTTTTACAGGCTCAACAGAAAGCGCTCAACAGGACTCAGACAAGGTCTATCTTCTTAATGGAGTAGAGCAAATCAGCGCAGGACTGCATCCGTCTTTTGCCGATTACTACCCAACTGCGTTGACTAAAAAAGTGTGGCTTACAGACAGGATTCCTGTCAGCGATGTCATAACTATTGAAGCGTCTGACAACGAAGAGGGGTGCATAGCCTTTCTAAATGACATTAATATAATAGGAGGACTAGCTGCTCAGACAGAAACAACTGTAAAAAACGCAACAGGCACGACTCTCACTACAATATATGACACTATAAATGTAGCAAATGGAGCGCAGCTACCAAATGCATCGGACATCAATCAGAAACTTACTTACTTAATGGCGTATCCTAAGAACTTTGAGAGCTGGAGTTCAGGAGCATTGTCAGGCAATCCAACTTGGGACAGTTATGAGATACGACTTCTAGCAGGCTCAAGCGCTAAAGTGAGCAACGTCCTTCGTATAAAAAGAATTTGTACTCAGGAGAAGCATAAGAATACTCAACTAGCTTGGACGAACTCAGTCGGAGGATGGGACTCTGTCCTCTTCACAGGACGCACAGAACACACCGACACAGTATCCTCTAAACCTTTCAAGAAGCAAATAGGGAATTGGGATGCGTCATCTTATTCCTTCCTCCCTCAAGCGAGAGAGATGTCAGCATATCAAATCACAGGTAGTTCTACTTTTGTATTGACTAGCGTAGCCTTCTCCTTTGCAGATATTGAACTCATAAAGTACGCCATCCGTTCTGATAATCTTATGATAAGAGCAGGAGCGTCAGGTGAGTGGATGCCTGTCACAATAGAGACAAAGTCCTACAATATCAAGGAGGCATTCTCAGGAGTCTTCTCTGTCTCTCTTACAGTCAATCTAGCACAAGTTATCCGATGTTAAGACTTATCGTATGGAATAGCGCAGAGACGGCTCAACACACTATAGAGCTATATGAGAATGCTCCTGTAAATTTGAATTATCAATTTGCTGACGTTTCCCAGATCAATAAGACTCAGGGGTCATATAGTCAGACTTTCAGGATACCTGCTACGAAACAAAATAGGGACTTCTTCGGGTCTATAGATAAGCCAAATGTAGAGGATACTGCTGACCTTCTTATCTCAAACTATAGCGTTAAGCAGAAGATAAAAGCGTCCCTGAGCTATAATACTATCCCCCTCATGGATGGCTATGTGCAAATCAAAGCCGTATACATTCAAAAGAAAGACTTCGCAGATATTGAGCTGATATTTTTCGGGGATACTATCGACCTAGCAACGTCCTTAAAAGAGAATAAGATAGCAGACCTTACAACGACCTCCATAGACCATACCCTGAACTACGCTAATACAATTCAATCAATGACAGGAAGTTTTTTGTCGGGAAATGTAGTGTATGGCTTTATGGACAAGGGTAGAAATTGGACATTCGCAGAAGGACAAGACCCCCCATACACATCTACTTCAGCACTTTATCAAGGAGACTTTACTCCATACGTGAGAGCTAAGTGGCTCATCGACACGATTATGTCTGAGGCAGGGTACAGCTACGACTCAAATCTCTTTGACTCTGCTGACTTCCTAAACATTTACCTTCCTGCATATAATGGCTCTATAACTCCGCGCTCTGATGACAATAGTTCAGAGACTCAAGTGGCAGCAGCAGGGTTATCCTCAGACTTTAGCACGACCTCTCCTATTAATGTCATCCTCCCCCTCATAGATTCAGTATCGGGAGGCTTTGACTACTCAAATAATTGGAACAATAGTACATACAAATGGACTGCACCCTATAGCTGCGAAGTAACTTTTACAGTCTCTATTATTACAACATCAGGAACGACTGGAGGGATAACTTCATCAGTTTTTAAGACTATCTTAGGGACTAGTGTACCTGTGTTAAATTTACTTGGTAATGGAGCAATTCAATTCACTACCACGATAGCGGTAGGAGAGACTCTAGCTGTGTATACGAAAGCGACATCAGGAACTATAGTTCTAAAATCTAACCCTATAGGGGGATTTAATTCTACATTTTTCAGAATAGATAACGTCTCTGAGCCTCTTCAGGGTCAACAGGTGGATATGAGTCTTAACTTTCCTGACATCAAACAGATAGACTTCCTGATGGGACTACAGAAGATGTTTAACCTTGTATTTATCCCTGACAATACAAAGCCGAAGCACCTTATCATAGAGCCGATGCAGGACTACATAGCTACAGGAACTAAAAAAGATTGGACTAATAAAATAGACTACACAAAGGACGTTGTCATCACTCCGACCACAGACATCCAAAAGAATGTATTTGATTGGGAGAACTCAGCAGGTCAGGACTTTATAAATGTTGCCGTTCAGGAGTCAGCAGACAGAGTCTACGGAAGGCATCGAGTCGAAGACAAAGACAACGACTTCGCAACAGGAGAGGCAAAAGTACAGACACAATTTGCCCCCTATATTTTGAGCAATATCCCCAGCTCTTCCATAGCTATCTATAGATGTATAGACAAGGAAGGAAAGGGCATTCAGAACCCAAAGGCTCGACTCGCTTACTACAATAGTATAGACGCAACTGTGGGGAATGTGTATGTGTACAAAGACGATTTAAGTATTCAGACTCTTACCTTTCTTCCTAATTTCAGTAACTACAATGCAATCAGTCCATCTGTCTCAAATAATGATTTGAATTTTGGCTATGAGAGGGCGTTCATCTTCTTGAACTCTCACCCTGTCAATACTCAGTATTATCGTTACTGGATGGGATTCGTCAATGAACTCTATTCAGCCGATTCTCGAAAGATAACGGCATTCATCAAACTCTCTAGAGCAGACATTCAAGACTTTGAATTCTCTGACAGGATATTCATCAAGGACACATACTACAGAATCCTGAAGATAGCGAACTACGATGCGACAACAGGGGGAGCTGTTCAAGTTCAGCTCATCAAGATACTCTCTGACATTTCTGATTGTCCTGACCAACCTACAGGACAGAACTCAAGCGGAGAGATAACTTTCAACGGAAGCGCAACAGAATACGGCTCTCAGGTCTGCTGTGAGCGTTATGGATATGTTTGGTTTCTTGATAAGGTAGGAGGCAACTCTCGATGCTATTCCTCTTCATTCACTCCAACACCTACTATAACATAATGGACAAAGGACAAGACATACTTCAAACGATAATGCTACTACAGCAATATGACAAACCTAAGAAGCTACCGATGTATCACTATGCATTTGATTACACACTAACCGCTATATTCCTCTCTCTCTATGCTTGGGGGATTTATTCTATAATTTCCTGGATATGGGCATGAAGCAATGGATGACCTTCGGCATCAAAACCGAAGGAGCAAAGAAGGCTGAGAAGGATATTGACGGAGTAGCAAAAGCGTCTAAAAAAGCCGAAGAGTCTCAGGAAGGTCTAAATGATTCAATAGAATCGGGTACAGGTGCGCTCGATAATATGTCAGGGGGCGCTCTTACCGCCTTTAAGGGAATAGCAGGAGGAGTTAAGAAGGCTGTGATGGGAATGCGTACTCTGAAGGGTGCAATGATGGCAACAGGTATCGGGGCGCTTGTCGTTATAGTAGCCTCTTTAGTTATGTACTTTACAAAGACAAAGAAAGGAGCAGAGGTTTTGCAAGTGGCAACGGCTGCGCTTGGGGCAGTCTTTGGAGTTTTAACGGATGCTTTGTCTGC